ATCCCACGAATCCCGTGCCCGGCCCGCCGTCCTGGGTTTGTATGACAATCGGCCATGATTCCCCACGACGCTCACGACATGGACTTTCGGGAAGTGTTCAGCGAGGAAGTCGATGCACCCGGCTACCTGTGCGGCCCAATGGGCGACCGTCACAGGGGCGTAGGGTGTCTCGTTGGTTTGGGCGAGGTCATGGATGGTGCCGGACACCAGGTCACCGCCAAGCACCAGCACCAACCCTTCGATCTCCACGCCGGCCACATAGTCTCGTGACAGTTCAACGACTTTCTCAGCGAACCGCTGCAACCTGAGTTCAGCTATCCGACGGTCATACTTGTTCAGCCCGTTTTCCTCGAACTTGATGACCTCATCGAAATGGCAGTCTGAGAGCATGGCGACAATCGTTGCCGCCGACCGTTTCGTCTGCTTCGGCGTCAACCATTTCGGAGGCTGCTGGCCGACCGCCAACTCGTAGGTGTCCACCCGGACAGTCAGGTCGTCCCGCTCCAACGTGAGGGTCTTGACCTGTTCACGGGCGACAGCCAACTCGGCTTTTGCTTTGACCGCCTGGTTTTCCAGCCGGCCCATGCGCCCCGTCAGGGCAGAGAGTTCAACGAACTCATCTAGGGATTCAACCAACTGCCAACTTCTTGCGTGCGTCCACCAGAAGCTCGCATTTCGATGGCGTCGCCCCGTCGAAACCTCGGGCCTTCAACCAGTCGGCAATCACTTTCGCCCCAGCGTTGGACGCCATGACTTCATCCACAATCTCTTGGGGAAGCCCGTCAACCCACCGGCCGCCACCAGCGTTGCGCTTCGTAGCTGTGAACTCTGCGAGGCTTAGGGAACCGTTAGAAGCCGGCATAGAAGGGTGCCCTCCCAGAAAGACCCGTCGTCCGAGTACCGGATCGGGGACATTTCGATGTCTTCAACGGTGACGGTTTCACTTCGGTCCCCTTCCTCGAAGGTCACGGCCTGTGCTTCGGTGACCAAGGTTCGCAGCGCCAGATATTCTACCTGCGAATCGAACCCTGCTGGCGCACCCGCCCCGAAACTGGTGGTAACACGGCCCTGGATGACCAGCGGGGCGATGATTTCCTCCAACCGGTTGGGTTGCGGCCGGGCGTGAATAGACCAGCGTTCCAGAGTGGGTCCGACCGTCGTGTCCGTACCGCGGGCCAAGGTGACTGTGACGGTGAAGGTTTCCGACGCCGGATCGGACGCCGTGTAAGCAGTCTCAACCCCGGTTCCGGTCAGCACCATCGCCGTCGAGTTGTTTTCTTCGTCAACCAGAGTGAGGGTGGTTGTCCCGTTGGTGCCCGGACCCAAACCCCGGTAGTTGGTGCCCGAATCTGCGTAGTCGAGGCCCGCTGCCCGATAGTCGATGCCAGCCCCAGCTAGCCCGGCGGTTGACTTGTCGAACCGGCCGGACACAGCCCGGGTCACCTTGGGGGCAGCAGTACCGAATGTGACCACCCCGGCGACCAGTTCTGCACTAGCTGAAAGAACCCCGGCTGTTGATTCCCCGTAGAGATCCCCGTTTGAATCGGTGAACAGCACCTTGTTCTCGAACACTTCGACGCTGGTGACGTTGCCGTAGGAGTCAGAGTCGTGGGCGAGGAACCGGCAGTACGCGGGAACCAGGGTGTCCACGAAGATTGTCAAATCAGCCTTCCAGGTGTCACCGTTGCTGGTGCCCCAGTAGGCGTACTGGCCGGAGATCCTTGTCGAATAGGCTTTCCCGCCGTCATCTATTACCGGGCCGAAGGTCACGGACTGCTGGTCGTTGGTGTTGATGACACCGAAGCGGACGCCAGAAGAAGTACCAACCACCATCAGTTCCCCGAAGGTGTCTATCGAGAACGGCCCGGAGAATGTTTCCCCCACCGGTAGGACACCGGCCGGCACCGGGTGGGCGAGCGAACCGTCGGTCGCTGACACGCCTATCGCATACAGGATGCCCTGCCCGTTGTCGTTGTACGCGGCGTAGAGGGCTTGCGGGCCGCCTTTGATAGCCACGCAGGTTCCGGCCAGGGTCTTGTCGAAGGTCAGTACCGTCCCTGACGAGTTGAGTTCCACGATGCGGGCACCGTCAGAGGACAGGAGCCGGCCGTTGGCGTATTCGATGACATCCCCGGCGAACGATCCGATGGTCGAAGCGGTCGCCGTGTTGGACACGGTGCCCTTCTTCACGGCTGACCCGGTTGTGGCGTACACGCTGGTCCCATCGGAAGTCCAGTCGGTGATCGTGCCACCCATCGGGGTGACGACGAAGACCGGTGCCGCTGTACCGTTCGGGTTCGTGTGATATTTCAGGTCCGACCCGTCGGAAAAGTAGAAGACATCGGCGTTGACGACCCGTGCGTACAGGTTCGAGTTCGACCCGGTGGATTTGGCTTCCAATGCCTTACACATCGCCAACCGGCCCTTGGTGAAGATGTCGATGTTCTTCGAAGTGTGGAACCTGCGCCGATCAGAGTCAGCCAGATCGTAATGTTCCTGGCCGGCCCCGTGCGACCAGTCAGTTTGTGAGCGTGTCCATTGGCCGACGTTGGACAGCGTGTTCTCACCAACGTCTTCGCTTGTGTCCCGCTGCTCCTTCTGCGCCGGGACGGTGCGACGGCGATACGAGTTGTAATCAACTAGGTATCCACGGCCGTCAATCGAAATGTCGTACTGCGGTGTAACCGCCATCGGCTACTCCCCGCTACGAAGCCATTGGGTCGGGTAAAGCTGCGAAAGCCGGGCTTTCTCCGCTTCGATCCTCTCCTGGCGTCGGAACCGAAGGTCACGAATAGACGCTGAGATGGCTCCCGATGGGACTTCCTCGGAGCGTCTGATCGGGGCTTGCGTGGTGATCGACTCGCGGGCTATCGGCTTGAACGTCATCAACACCATCGCCGCCCCGATGGCCGGCAGGTCGTATGCCTCGGTGTGAAGACCCGTGTCGGTCAACGCTGTGGTGGTTGCAGACAGGGTGGCGAACGGTGCCTTGTATTCGACCCGCACCGCCTGACCGGAGGTTGGGGTGTCGGCTAGCACCAGGGCCACCCCGGATGCGAATGTTGAAGTGTCCCGGTTGCGGCGCAGCGACCAGCGGCGAACCTCAGGTTCAGACTTGTTCGCGGATTCGTCGGTGAACGTCACCCGGTGTACCGCTAAGACATCTGAGGCGAGGTTGTAGCCCTGTGTGGCCGCCGAATAGGTGAATGTCGCCACCTTCACTTGATACAAGCCTTTGGCTGACAGGTCGTTCAGGTCGTCGTTGATGGCGTCGAGGATCATGTGCGCCGGGTACTGCGGGTTGGATCGGATGATCGAATCGTCAATGTGGGAGTCGGCAGCAGCAGACGAGGCGTAGCCGCGCATCACCGTCACGTTCTGCCCGCTGACAGAAGTCACATACATCAACTCGGTGCCGATCTCAATGATCGACCCAGCGGTTATCGGCCCGGGCGAGAACTCGACAGCGAACGTCGCCGTGTCGGCAGCAGAAATGGCACCATCCAACCGGTTCAACGATTCCACGGTGCCCGACAACAACAGATCCCGGGTCCGGTCAATCCATGTTTGTGCCGTCATCCGTCAACCTTCGGCTCTGCGAGCAGTTTCTCTGTGGCCTTCCGCACCCGCTTGTTCTTCACGACATGACCAGCTTCTATTTCCATCCTAGTCTCAGCGGTCTTCTCCAAATCCGCTGAGTCACGGATACCTGTGGGTTGAAGCCCATCATCCCGCAGCCTCTTGTACGCGTCCCGGTCTTTCTCCAACTTCGTCCAGGCTTTCTTCTCGCCGGCCGCGCCACTACGGGTCACCAGCGCAGACGGGGCAATCATCAAAGACCGGGCGTTCTCAGCGAACGCAGCGCGTTCCTCAGGGGTGTCGTCGCACACCCACCGGCCGTCAACGAAACGAAGCTCACTCACTATTTGACCTCCACACCCACGGTGTGACCGGCAGCTACCAGTAGTGCCGCTTCCGTTTCAGACAAGTCGTCCGGGTAGTCATGCCCGCCGTACAACGTGCGAGTGATGGTCGCTATGTCCGCTTCGGTCATCGGCTGAGTGGTGGTAACCGTGGTGTCCGACAGAATCCAGACGTTGCCGCCCTTGGCCCGTGGGGTGTAGAAGCGGGCCAACTGGTTCTTCGC